CCACAAGCCACCAGGCGGCCGCCAGCGCACGCGAACTGGCCGAGCGGCACGTCGGGATCATCCTGGCCACGTTGAAGGCTCACGGCCCCAGCGGAAAGGACCGCATCGCCGCCCGCTGCAAGCTCGATGGCGTGGCCGTCTGCCGCAGGCTGGGCGAGATGGAGCAGGCGGGCCTGATCGAGCAGACGGGGCGCACGGTCAAAAGCACGGCCGGCAGGCTGGAGCGTGAATGGCGGGCCGCGCAGTGATGGCCGAACAGCTCAACCTGTCCACCCCGCTGGCCTACGCCTTGGCCTATGCGGCGCAGGGTTGGCACGTCCTGCCGCTCGAGCCACGCGCCAAGACCCCGCTCGGCCGGCTTGTCCCACGCGGCATGCACGACGCATCGACCGACGCCGACGTCATCCACAACTGGTGGCGCCGCTGCCCCGACGCCGGGATCGGCATCTCTCTCGCTCAGTCCGGCCTGGTGGCCGTGGACATCGACCCGCGCAACGGCGGCACCGACACATTCGAGCAACTCCAGGCCGCGCACGGACGCCTCACCAGCGCCGTCATGGCGTTCACCGGCGGCGGCGGCGAGCATCACGTTTTCCTGGTTCCCCACGGCGCAGCATTGAGCCTGCCAGGCACGCTGGGCCCCGGCGTGGACTTGAAGGCGAACGGCTACATCGTCGTCGAGCCGTCTGTCCACCCATCCGGCAAGCAGTACGGATGGGAGGTCAGCAGCAGCCCATTGGACGGCGTTGTGCCGTCTCCGCTGCCCGATTGGATTCGCAGCCTGCGCGTCGAACTGCAGCGGCCCGCCGTGCGCGTCGGAGAGGTGCCGGTCGATCCGGTTCAATCACGAGATGCCCGCGAAGCCCTGTACCTCCTTGACGCCGACGATCACGATCAGTGGGTGAAGGCCGGCATGGCGCTGCACTCGACGCGCTGGGGACATCCGGCTTACGCGATGTGGTGCGCCTGGTCGCAGCAGTCCACCAAGTTCGACAGCACCGATCAGCGCAAGCGGTGGGAATCGTTCCATTCAGACGGCGAGCGCGGCCGCGCCGGCATCACGCTGGCCTGGGTGTTTGCCGAGGCGCAGCGCCGCGGCTGGGCGAACCCGGCGGCAAGGGTTGATGAAGTCGCAGCTGGTGTCGTGAAGGCACCAGAGTCTGCGGCGCGGGTGAAGCTGATGAGCCTGCGCGAGCTTGACGAGGCTTCGAAGCAGGTTCGGTGGGCCGTCAAGCACGTTCTTCCAGCCGACAGCATTGGCGTGATGTTTGGCGCTCCTGGGACGTTCAAGAGCTTCATTGCCTTGGACATGGCCTTGCACGTTGCGCATGGCCTGCCCTGGCTGGGCAAGAAGACCAAGCAGGGCGCGGTGATCTACATCGCCGCTGAAGGTGGCACTGGGCTCATGCGTCGGGTGCGTGCATGGCACCAGGCGCGGAACTTGGCATGGGACGACATTCCGTTTCACGTTGTTCCGTCGGCTGTCATGCTGAGTTCGCGTGCCTCCGATGTGGTGGAGGCCGCGGGGCTGGTTGGCATTGAGCCGATTCTCGTTGTGGCCGACACCAAGTCTCAGACGGACGAAGGCGAGGAGAACAGCAGCACCGACACGGCGCACTATTTTCGAGAGCTTGGCGTGTGGTTTCGTGAGCTTTGGGCTTGCGCCATTCTTGTGATTCACCACAGCGGCCACAGCGCGACGGAGCGCCCCCGCGGCTCGAGCGCGATTGTCGGCAACGTCGACTTCATGTTTGGCGTGTTTCGCGACGAGAAGGAAATGATGGCGACGATGGTGTGCGAGCGCCAGAAAGACGGGGAACTTTTCGACCCCGTCCCTTTTTCGTTGACCTCGCACACCGTCGGCCACGACGAGGACGGCGAGGCGATCAACTCACTCAGTGCGGCGCGGATTGGGTCCGCAGACGAGCTGCTGGCTGCGATGAACAACGAGAGCCAGGCTGGCCGCGGCGGCAGAAACCAAGCGCTTCTCAGCCTTTTGCAGAACGGCATGCCTGAGAAGGAATTGCGCAAGGCTTTTTACGACGTGATCGACACGACCGATCCAGAGGCCAGGAAAAAGGCGTTTTACCGCGCACGAGATTGGGCCATTGCGAATGGCTTCATTGAGGTCGCAGAAGGCATTGTGATCATGCTGAAGGAGGTTTGCTGATGTCCCGTTTTGAAGAAAAAGTGTCCCGTTTTACCGGGACAAACGACCGGGACGGGACTCGCGCGCGCATAAGGGAATCGGGACAATGTCCCGTCCCGTTTCCCGTCCCGTTTTGGCCCGTCGCTGTCCCGATTGGGCGTCCCGATGTGAAGCCAGCGGCTTGGGGGGTGCTTCACGAGAAGTCGCACCGGCTCGATGGTTGGTATTTCAATGAGTCCGATGCCATGGAAATGGTGGAGTTTTTCAGGACTGAGTTTCCAAACGAAGAATTCAAGTTTGTGAGCCGCGGACAAAATGAATCCATTCGAATGCCGGCTTTGCGTGTCCACGACGCATATTTGTGGGCCAAGCCGCGCAATGGTCGAGGCCGCAGCATGAACACCAACCTGACCCCACGCGAAGCCCAAGTCTTCGACGGCATCGTCGCCGGCCTGCGCGACAAGCAGATTGCCGAGAAGCTCGGTTTGAGCTACCGCACGGTCCAAGGCTGCGCCAGGCGTCTCTACCAGCGCATCGGCGTGCGCAACCGCTACCAGGCCATGCTGGAAGCCCAGCGACGGGGGCTGTGGTGAGCGCAATGCAACGCACCAAGGGCCAGGCCGGGGAGCGCGAGTGCGCCGCCCTGATCGCAGACCTGACAGGCTGGAAGGTCACCAGGCGCGTGCGCAACCACGCTGGAGACTCCGACCTTGTGGGCGTCCCCGGCTGGAGCGTCGAGGTCAAGCGCCACCGCACCGCCGGCCGAGCCGACGTCGCCGGCTGGTGGCGGCAAGCCTGTGCACAAGCCGGGGAGCAGATCCCGGTGCTGTTCTACAGGCTCGACCGCGATTCCTGGCGCGCCGTCTGGCCGGTGGCCGTTGGGTTGCATCTGCAGAACGCCTGCCAGTGGTCCGGCTACGAGTGGACCGTCGAGGGCAGCGTCGAGGCCTGGGCGGCTGTGGCGAGGGATGTTGGGGAACTGAAGGAGGCCGCGTGATGCCGACCGAGCGTACGAATGAGCATGCCAGGGACGCGGCCATGCTGGTGTATCAGCGGGCGGTGATCGGAACAGGGAGACGGTGATGCCGTGGAAGAGCACCTACAACCGCGAGGACGGCGAGACGATCTGCTACGCGCTGTCCGAGGGGCACTCGCTGCTGTCGATCTGTGAGGCGATGGGGATTCCGTACTCGACCGCAATGCGCTGGGAAGTGGAGGTGCCCGAGCATGCGAAGAATTCCGCCCGCGCGCGCGAAATCGGGTGCCATGCGCTGGCCGACGGGTGCCTTGAGATCGCCGACGACGGGCGCAATGACTGGATGGAGCAGCACGGCCAAGACTCACCAGGCTGGAAGGTCAACGGCGAGGGAATCCAGCGCTCCAGGCTGCGCATCGAGACGCGGATGCGCCTGCTGGGGAAGTGGTTGCCAAAGGTCTACGGCGAGAAGCTGGCACTGGGCGGCGCGGACGATCTACCGCCCATCAAGACGCTGCCGGATTCGCAGCTGCTGGCCCGCATCGAAGCGCTGCAGGCGAAACTGAATGCTGCCAAGGGCTGAACTCGAGGAACTGGCAACGCTCCTCGAGGAGCAGGCCAGGCGCCAGAAATCCGTCCTGTACAGGGCAATCTTTCCCGGCCTGTACGAATGGCAGAACGAATTCATCCGCCGAACCTCGACCCATTCGCAGTGCTGCCTGATCGCGGCCAACCGCATCGGCAAGACGTACTTGGGCACCTACGTTGACGCCATTCACGCACTGGGCGAATACCCGGACGGCTGGGATGGCCACAGGTTCGACCATGCGCCGTTGATCTGGTGCCTGGGCTACTCGGGCGAGAAGACGCGGGATCTGCTGCAGACGCCGCTGGTCGGCCGCAAGAACGGCGACACGTTTGAGGGCGGGATCATCCCGGCCGATCGCATCCTCGGCTACGAGTCAATGACGGGCACGCCGAACGCGGTGCGCACGCTGCTGGTCAAGCACATCAGCGGCGAGACGGCGCGCATCCAGTTCTGGTCTTACTCGCAGGGCCAGCACGCGCTGATGGGCGATGCGGTCGACTGGTTTCACATCGACGAAGAGCCGCGAGACCCTGCCATCTTTCCTCAGGTGCTGGTGCGCACAGCATCGGGCGACAAGGGCAGCGGTGGCCGCGGCATCCTGACGTTCACGCCGGAGAACGGCCGCACCGAGCTGGTCATCCAGTTCATGGACACGCCGAGCCGAGCGCAGTTCTGCATGCAGAAGGGGTGGGATGACGCGCCCCACCTGAGCGATTCAGTCAAAGCCGATCTGCTGTCCAGCTTTCCGGCGCACCAGCGCGAAATGCGGACCAAAGGCGTGCCGATGCTGGGCCACGGGAGAATCTACGACATCGCTGAGGAGGAAATCACCTGCCCGCCGTTCGCCATTCCTCCGCATTTTCGCGTCATCGGCGGGATGGATTTCGGGTGGGATCACCCACAGGCCCAGGCGCAGCTTGTCATAGACCCCGAGACGGATTCGTTCTGGGTCACCAAGGCCTGGAAGAAATCGCACGCCAAACCCAGCGATGCCTGGACAGCGACCAAGGCCTGGGCGGCTGGCGTGCCCATCGCCTGGCCGGCGGACGGCTTGCAGACCGAAAAGGGCAGCGCCAAGCAGCAGAAGGCGTACTACATTGAGGCCGGGTTCACGCTGCTGCCAGAACACGCAACCTGGCCAGATGGTTCCAACGGCGTGGAAGCGGGCATTTTCGAGATTCGTGACCTGATGATGCAGGGCCGATTCAAGGTGTTTGCCGGCCTGCGCGATTTTTTCGACGAGTTTCTGCAATACCACCGCGACGACAGCGGCAAGATCGGGAAAGTCCGAGACGACGTGCTGGACGCGGTTCGCACGGCGTACATGATGCGCCGGCGCGCCATCGCTTATGGCGACGTTGGCAAACCGAGGGCGCCGGTCACGGTCGTTCCTCTGCCGATGGTCAATCACTACGCCCGTCGGTAAACTCTCATCCGCACCGACCGGCCTGCGCCGGCCCGCTGAGTACTTGAGCCGCCAGCAGCTCATCAGCCCATCAACTGGGAAGATGACATGGCACGAACCAAGGAAGAACGGCTGGCCGACATCCACAGCGAGGCGCTGGCCGAGTTCGATCGGATCCAGTCCGCCCTGCGCGACGAGCGCATGCAGTGCCTGCAGGACCGGCGCTTTTACTCCATCGCCGGCGCGCAGTGGGAAGGCCCACTCGGCGACCAGTTCGAGAACAAGCCGCGGTTCGAGTTCAACAAGGTGCACCTGAGCGTCATCAGGATCATCAACGAGTACCGGAACAACCGCATCACGGTCGATTTCACGCCCAAGGACGGCGCGACGAACGCCGAGCTGGCCGACACATGCGACGGGCTGTACCGGGCCGACGAGCAGGATTCGGGCGCCCAGGAGGCCTACGACAACGCCTTCGAGGAAGCCGTCGGCGGCGGCTTCGGCGCGTTCCGGCTGCGGGCCGACTACGAGGACGACGACGACGACGAGAACGAGAAGCAGCGCATCCGCATAGAGCCGATCTTCGATGCGGACAGCAGCGTCTTCTACGACCTCGACGCCAAGCGCCAAGACAAGGCCGACGCCCGCCGGTGCTTTGTGCTGACCTCGATGACGCACGCCGCGTTTGAAGAGCAGTTTGGGCACGCGCCCAGCACCTGGCCGAAGACGGTTCACCAGCGGATGTTTGACTGGTCAACGCCGGATGTGGTCTACATCGCCGAGTACTACCGGGTCGAAGAGACAACCGAGCTGATCCACATTTTCCGCGGCCTGGACGAGCAGGACATGCGCGTGCCGGACTCCGAGCTGAAGGAAGACCCGGACAAGCTGCCGATGCTGTTGGCCACCGGGTTCCGCGAGGTGCGGCAGAAGCGCGCCAAGCGCCGCCAGGTGCACAAGTACTTGCTGTCCGGGCTGAAGGTCGAGCAGGATGACGGCGTGATCGCCGGCCGGTGCATCCCGGTCATCCCGGTCTACGGCAAGCGCTGGTTCGTGGACAACATCGAGCGCTGCATGGGCCATGTGCGCCTGGCCAAGGACGCGCAGCGCCTGTTCAACTCGCTCCTGTCGTGGCTGACGGAGATCGCCGCCCGGTTCGACACCGAAAAGCCGATCCTGACGCCCGAGCAGATCATGGGCCACGCCACGATGTGGGCCGAGGACAACGTCAAGCGCTACCCGTACCTGCTGCTCAACCAGTTGCGGGACGCCGACAACAACGTGATCCCGGGCAGCGCGCAGCCCGCCGGGTTCACCAAGGCGCCGAACGTGCCGCCGGCGATGGCCGCGCTGATCCAGATCGCCACGCAGGCGCTTGAGGATCTGCTGGGCAACCAGCAGGCCGGCGAGCAGATGCAGCCAAACATCAGCGGCAAGGCCGTGGAGTTGATCCAGACGCGGCTGGACATGCAGGTGTTCATCTACATGTCGAACATGGCCAAGGCGATGAAGCGCTGCGGCGAGGTTTGGCTGTCGATGGCCCGCGATGTGCTGTGCGAGGACGACCGGCCGATGAAGACCGTCTCGACCGACGGCACGGTGGGCTCGGTCACGCTGCGCACGCCCGCCATCGACCCGGCCACCGGCGAGCAGACGACCGAAAACAACCTTGATGACGCCCGGTTCGACGTCTGGGTGGACGTGGGCCCCAGCTCGAGCAGCAAGCGCGCTGCCACCGTGCGGGCGCTGACCGGCATGGCGCAGATCACCGACGACCCGGAGATCCGCCAGGTGCTGACGGCCGCCGCGATGATGAACATCGAGGGCGAGGGCCTGTCGGAAGTGCGCGACTTCTTCCGTGCCCGCCTGGTCAAGATGGGCGTGGTCAAGCCGACTGACGAGGAAGCGGCCGAACTGCAAGCCGCGGCGCAGAACCAGCAGCCGGACCCGCAAGCCGCGTTCCTGATGGCCAGCGCAGAGCAGGCCCAGGCCGACGCCGCGCAGTCTCGCGCCAAGACCGTCCAGGCCATCGCCGACGCCAACCTGAAGAAGGCGCAGACCGCGAAGACGCTGGCCGAGACGATGGGCGAACACAACGACCAGCAGATCGCCAGCATCCAGGCCCTGCAGCGGCTGCTGACGCCCGCGCCTGCGCCGCAGATTCCGCCTCCGGCGCTGTAGTTGCGCTATCGCATTTGCTGGCGCAATAGAATGTGACTATCATGCGCGCATTCGCGGCACCCACCGAGCCGATCTGATCGGTGAGCAGAAGGGCAGACGATGGCACTGGCGACCGACGACGATGTGGTGATCGACCCCGTGGACGAGGGCGAAGCGCCAGACATTGCCGTCGTGGACGAGCAGGCCGACGCTGCGCCGCCGGCCGAAGAGGCTGTCGGCGAGGTGGTCGTGACCCTTGGCGACGAGCCGCCGGCCGAAGACGAAGACCACCGCCAGGCGCCCGACTGGGTGCGCGAACTGCGCAAGGCCAACCGCGAAAAGGATCGCCGCATCCGCGAGCTGGAGCAGCGTGTAGCCGCGGCAGCGCCGGTCGCTGCGCCCGTGGTGGTCGGCACCAAGCCGACGCTTGCCGCTTGCGACTACGACGAGGACCGCTTCGACAAAGAGCTGGAGGCCTGGCACCTGCGCAAGCGCGATGCCGACGAGGCCCAGCGCAAGAAGGACGAGCAGGCTCGGGCCGCGCAGGATGCGTGGCAGGCCAAGCTGGCCGACTACGGCAGGGCCAAGACGGCGCTGAAGGTGGCCGATTTCGAAGACGCCGAGGCGGTCGCGCAGGAGGTGTTCAGCGTGGCCCAGCAGGGGATCATGCTCAGCGGGGCCGAGAACGCCGCGCTGCTGGTCTACGCCCTGGGCCGCAACCCGAAGAAGGCCCGCGAACTGGCGGCCATCACCGACCCCGTCAAGTTCAGTTTCGCGGTGGCCAAGCTGGAGACGCAATTGAAGGTCACGCCCCGCAAGTCCGCCCCGGTGCCCGAGCGCACGGTGCGCGGCTCCGCGCCGATCTCCGGGTCGGTCGATTCCAACCTTGAGCGCCTGCGTGCGGAAGCCGAGAAGACCGGCGACCTGACGAAGGTGCATCAGTACCGGCAGCAACTGCGCAGCAAAGCGCCGAAGTAGCCCGCTGGGCGCCTGCGCAAGGCGCCAACGGTCTCGCCCACCGTCAACGGGCAGAGATTGAGGCCCCCGTCCGGCCCTGAGCGGATGAGTCAACGACCGCGTGCAAACGCATCTGCCACTCATTCCATAGGAGCCCCATCGTGGCCTTTCTGACCCGCACCCTGGCGTTCATCGCCGCTTCCATCGTCTGGCTTGCGCTGCCCCTGCGCAACGCCCTGTTCGGCTACATGACCCGCACCGGCCTCGTGCTGGGTGCCAACCAGTTCAACAAGGAAGAGCGCATCGCGTTCGAGCAACTGCTCGAGGGCTTCCAAGATGCCCTGGTCCTGTCCAAGCTCGTCAACGTGTTCAACACGGACTCGACCGAGATGGAGCGCTCGAGCAACATCATCTGGCGTCCGCAGCCCTATGTGTCGCAGTCGTTCAGCGGCACGGACCAGACCGCAAACTTCCGCGACTACATCCAGCTGTCGGTCCCGGCCACGCTCGGCTTCTCCAAGTCGGTGCCGTGGGTGCTGAGCGCGACGGAACTGCGCGATGCCCTGCAGGAGCAGCGCCTGGGCCAGTCGGCCCGCCAGAAGTTGGCCAGCGACATCAACGTCGCCATCAACAACGTGGCCAGCCTTCAGGGCACGCTGGTTGTCAAGCGCACCTCGGCCGCTTCGGGCTTCGATGACGTCGCGCAGTGCGATGCCATCATGAACGAGCAGGGCGTGATGTTCGACGACCGCTACCTGGGCCTTTCGACCCGCGACTACAACAGCGCCGCGTCGAACCTGGCCGGCCGCGGCACCGTCAACGGCATCGTGCAGACGGCGTACGAGCGTGCCTACGTGGCGCGGATCTCGTCGTTCGACGTGCTGAAGATGGACTACACCCCGCGCCTGGCCGCCGCCGCCGGCACGACGGTGACCGTCAACGGGGCGAACCAGTACTACACGCCCAAGGCCGTGAGCGTGGCGTCCACGGGTGAGACGGCCAACGTCGACAACCGCTACCAGAACCTGGCCATCACGGTCAGCTCCGGCACGGTGAAGGTGGGCGACTGCTTCACCATTGCCAACGTCAACGCGGTGCACCACATCACCAAGCAGGACACCGGCCAGCTGAAGACCTTCCGCGTGACGGCCATCATCACCGGCGCCGGCGGCACGGGTACGATCCAGATCAGCCCGCCGATCATCTCCGGCACCGGTGCGACGGACGCCGAGCTGGAGTACCAGAACGTGACCGCGGCGCCGGCCAACAGCGCGGCGATCACCTGGCTGAACACGACGGCCGGCTACCTGAACCCGTTCTGGCAGAAGGACGCGCTGGAGATCCTGCCCGGGCACTTCATGCCCCCGACCGATGCCGGCGTGGCCATCATGCGCGCCGCCACCGACCAGGGCATCGAGTTGGTGATGCAGAAGTTCTACGACATCAACACGATGAAGACCAAGTACCGCCTGGACACGCTGTTCGGCGTGGTGAACAAGCAGCCCGAGATGTCGGGCGTCATCCTGTTCAGCCAAGCCTGATGTAGACGCGGGGGCTTCGGCCCCTGCTGTCGGCTCACCCCCTCAAGGAGATCCTCATGTCGTTCATTCCCCGTTCCGGCCAGGTCGATCTGGCCGTGGCCGCCGGCCAGTCTGTGGCCATCGGCTCGCTCGGCGCAGGCCAGACCAAGGTCTACACCGCGGCGGCCAGCGCTTCCAACCTGCCGCAGGTGTTCGCACTCGCGGCCGTGCTGACCGGCGCTTCGAGCTACACCACCTACGCATCGGCCACCACCGTGCGCATCGAGGCCTCGCCGGCCTGCGATGTGGAGTACGACTACGGCACCCAGCCCGCGCTGACGGTCGTCCCTGCTGCGGTGGCCACCGGCCTGACGGCCAAGGCCGGCGGCGGCCAGTCTGGCGCCACGGCGCTGACCGGCAACATCAACCGCGTCACGGTGTGCGCCACCATCGCCGATTCGGCCCTGCTGCCCCCCGGCACGGTCGGCAAGCGCGTGTCGGTCTACAACGCCGGCGCGGCAAGCTGCACGGTCTACCCGGCCACCGGCGAGGCCATCAACTCCGGCGCGGCCAATGCCGGCTTCGCAGTGGCGGCCACCAAGGGCGCCATCTTCGAGTGCGTGGCCGCTGGCCTGTGGAATGCGGTTCTGAGCGCCTGATCGGCCTCTGACCGCGGGCAATGGAGGGGCCGCCAGTGCGCGGCCCTTCTTCCAAGGAGATCAAGATGGACGAGTTTCCGCGCATGCTGTACCGCGCCCCCGGCGCCGAGCCGATCCACGGCAGCATGCTGGCCACGCTGATCGTGCCGGATGCCGACGCCCAGGCCGCGGCGCTGGCCGACGGCTGGTCGCTGACCACCGACGAGGCCAAGCAGATCTACGCCGACGCCCAGGCCGCAGCAGCAGCCAAGGCCGCGGCGGATGCGCTGGCAGCGGTCACCAACCCCGACGCGCCACCGACGCGGGCCGAGCTGGAGCAGAAGGCTGCCGAACTGGGCCTGAAGTTCGACGGCCGCACCAGCGACCGCAAGTTGCGCGACTTGATCGCCGCCACGCTGGAGACCTGAAGCCGTGGGCTGGACAAAGCGCGAGCTGATCTCGGATGCTTATGGCGAGCTGGCCCTGGCCGGCTACGACTTCGACATCAGCCCCGAGGAACTGCAGGCAGCGCTGAGGCGCCTGGACGCGATGATGGCGTCGTGGGCCTCGCAGGGCCTGCAGATCGGGTACGCGCTGTCCATGACCCCGTCCTCGAGCAGCCTGGACGCGGATTCCGGCCTGCAGAGCATCGCCGTGGCGGCCGTCTATCTCGGGCTGGCGATCAACATCGCCGGCGGCAAGGGCAAGGCCGTCCCGCAGACGACCAAGAGCAACTTCAAGGCGGCCTACGACGCCCTGATGTCGGCGGTCGCCAGCCAGCAGGTGATGGAGCAGCAGTACAAGACCGGCACCCCCCGCGGCGCCGGGAACAAGACCTGGCGCACGGCCAACCAGCCGTTCGTCACCAAGCCCGACACGAGCCCGCTGCAGGGCGGCGAGGACGGCGGTTTGGCATTCATCGGCAAGGGCGACTGATCGTGGCCATCAACAACCTCTCAAAGGTCACCTCGCTGGCCAGTAGCGATCTTCTTGCCGTGTTCTCCAGCTCCAGCGGGGTGGATTCCGGCGTGACGCTGGCCACGCTGCTGTCTTGGCTGCAGACGCAGCTCAGCGCGTCGGGCAAGTACATGACGCAGTACGCCGCGCCTGCCGCCACGGGCTTCTCTGTGACCGTGGCGCCGGCGGCCACCGGCACGAGCGTCTACTTGCTGATGACGCCGGGGGCCAGCTATGCAGCCGGCACGATCCTGCTGCCCGCGAAGTCGTCTTGCGTCGACCAGCAGGAGGTGATGGTCTCCAGCACTCAGGCCATCACGACGCTGACGGTGTCGGGCAACGGCGCGACCGTCAACGGGGCGCCTTCCACGCTGGCCACCAACGGATTCTTCAAGCTGCGCTACGACGGCGTCTTCGGCGCCTGGTATCGCGTCGGCTGATAACCACAACCAACCCAGGAGCGCGCCATGAGCGTCGAGTCCCCCTTCCAGCCCAAGCGCGGCGCCAACTTCAAGCAGACGGCGACCACGACATCGCAGGCGATCACCATCGGCCTGGGCTCCAAGTCCCTGCGCGTGCTGAACGCCGGCACAGTGGTTGTCTACTTCCGAACGTACAAGGCCAGCGATGAAACGCCGCTATGCACTGCGGCCGACACGCCGGTGGGCCCTGCCGGCGCCGCGTCGTCCACGCTGGTGATCGAGAAGCCGCAAGACCACGACACGCTGTGCTTCCTGGCCGACTCGACCACCTCGGTGGTGCACTTCCAGCCCGGTGAGGGCTGCTGATTCAGGGAGAGCGGCATGGCAATTCAGAATCTGACGAAGGTCACCGCACTTGCAGACGCAGACCTGGTCCCGGCGTACTCCCAGGCGGCCGGGCTGGATGTGGCGTGCACCGTCACGACTCTGAAGGCCCAGATCCTCAGCGGCCTGACGCTCACGCATGCGGCCGATGCCCTGACGACGTCGAATGTCGCCGCCCTGCAGGCGCAGATGACGCCCATCTCATCGGCCAACTTCGTAGCCCTGGCCACTGCTGGAGGCCTGGCGACTGGCGGCTATTACGACGTGACGGGCCTTGGGCTTCAGCATGCGCTCACTGCCAGCACCTATGCCCCAATCGGCCAAAGCTCGACTATCAAGTCGCAGCTTCAGGTGTGCTTCTTTGGCGACAGCATCACCAACAGCGCCGGCCAGGTCACGCTGTACGGGTTCCGCATTTCGACCACCAGCGGCGGGTTCACGTCGAACCAGTGGGCCATTCTCGGGTGCGATCCCGAGACGCCGGCCGGCACTGGCTCGCTGATCTACAACGCCACGACCAAGCTCATGACGTGGACGGCTCCAGGGGAGTCGGCCGGAGTGGCCGTCGACGTTTCGAGGACCGGCATCTACTACTGCGCCAGTTCTGTCGCTGGGCACGGGATCACGTTCACCTGGGACGGAAGCCTCACGACGAGCTATACCAGCGGCACGCTGAGCGTGACCGTGCCGGCCGATGGCAACCAATATCAGGCCGTTTTCAACTCACGCGGCTACCCCGTCTGCGCAATGGCTCAGATTGGCCAGGCCGCAGCGATTGCGCAGACCACGGTCTACCCGTACGGGCTGGCGCTGGGTGGCGTTCCGGGGTTTGGCTCGGCTTCGCTCTTGGCGGCCTCATGGCAGACCAGCCAGGTATTGGGCGATGCCGATGTGATCAATATCGGCACCAACGACATCCAGAACACAACCACGCACGCCCAGATCATCGCCAATATTCAGGCGTTTATTGCCACTCGAATCGCCCTTGGTGTCCGTGCCATTGGCGTGTGCACGATTCCACCTCGAGCTACAGGAACGGGCCGGGCCAACACCGCCGCCGAAGATCGCAAGCGCAATGCCGTGAATCGGTGGATCAAGGACTATTGCTCGACCTACAAGTCGCTGGCCTGCCTGGACATCAGCGCGGCCATTGAAGACCCGACTTCTGGCGCGTGGCTGACCAACTACAGCACTGACGGGATTCACCCTGCCAACCTGGGCGCGTGGGCGATGGGGACGGTCATCAAGAACTGGCTGGCCACAATGGTCAGCGGAAGCCCCTACTACCCGGCGTTCAACGACGTCTACAACGCCACCGACAACCCCTATGGCGCATGGGTGTCTGGCACGGGGTATCTTTCCTTTGAAGGAACCGGTGGCGCAACCACAGGAGGCGTCACTGCCACCATCCCGGCCAACTGGAATGTGAACCGCCAATCTGGATCGACGGTCATAACGGCTGTTGGGTCCAAGGTGGCGCGCACCGACAACGTCGGCGGCAGTTGGTATCAGCTGGCCATCACGGGCGCGGCCAACGAATCGCTGAGCCTCACGCCGCAGTCAAACCCGCTCACGCTGTCCACGCTTGGAGTGGTGGCCGGTGACAAGCTGGAAGGGTTTCTTGAAGTCAACATCCCGGCGTCGTCGGGGATGCGGTTCTGCAATATGCGCTTGTCGTGGGTGGGCATCTTGGCGCGAACCGTCGAGGCTTTCACCGACGTAATCATCGGCAGCAATGCCGTGCTGACCGACAACATGGGCAAGTTCTGGCTTCGCCTGCCCGCGACAACAGTGCCAGTCGGAGCGACTGGCGTCAGCATCTCGATTCGGGTTGGCGCTGACACGTCGGCAACGGTGCAACTGGGCCGGTGGTGGGTGGCCAAGGTGCGGCCGGTGTAAAGCCTGGGCCGGTTGCCATGCAGATCCCCATCATCAGCGGCATCTACACCGACAGCGGGGCGCCCGACTTCCGCTCGTCCTACCCGCGCAACCTGGTGCCGGTGCCCAAGCCGCAGGGCATCAGCAATGGCTACCTTCGGCCTGCCGATGGCATCGCGCAGATCGGCACGGGCCCGGGCGTCGACCGCGGCGGCATCAACTGGTCCGGCACGCATGTGCGGGTCATGGGCACCTCGCTGGTGTCGGTGACCGCCGCCGGCGCCGTGACAACGCTGGGCGATGTCGGGGCGGGCGGCCCGGTCACCATGGACTACAGCTTCGACCGGCTGGGCGTGGCCTCTGGAGGCAAGCTCTTCTACTGGAACGGCACCACGCTGACCCAGGTCACCGACCCGGACCTTGGCTACGTCAAGGACATGCGCTGGATCGCGGGGTACTTCCTGACGACCGACGGCACCAACCTGATCACGACCGACCTGGCAGACCCGGCCAGCATCAACCCGCTGCACTACGGCTCGGCCGAAGCCGACCCGGACCCGATCCAGGCCGTGGACGAGCTGCGCAACGAGGCGTACGCCTTCGGCCGCTACACGGTTGAGGTCTACCAGAACATCGGCGGCACGGGCTTCCCGTTCCAGCGCATCGAAGGCGCCCAGGTCGGCAAGGGCATCATGGGCACGCACGCCTACTGCGGCCTGGGGGACACGTTCATGTTCACCGGCTCTGGTCGCGGCGAGGCGCCGGCGGTCTACCAGATGATCCCGGGCAACGTGACCAAGGTCAGCACCCGCGAGATCGACCAGATCCTGCTCGGCTACACCGAGATGCAACTGGCCACCATCGTGATGGAGACGCGGGTGGACAAAGCGCACCAGCATGTGCTGATCCACCTCCCCGACCAGACGCTGGTCTACGACACCATCGGCTCCCAGGCAATGGGCGAGCCGATCTGGTTCTCGCTCACCACCAGCCTGGTGGGCCTGGGGCAGTACCGGGCCCGTGGCCTCGTCTGGTGCTACGACCAGTGGAACGTCGGCGACCCGACCAGCACGGCGCTTGGCAAGCTCACCAGCGACGTCTCGACGCACTACGGCGCGACCATCGGCTGGGACTTCGGCACCACGATCCTCTACAACGGCGGCAATGGCGCCATCGTCCACGAGATCGAGTTGGTGTGCCTCACCGGCCGCGTGGCGGTCGGCACCGAGCCGGTGATCTGGACGCAGTACAGCCTGGACGGCCAGGCGTGGAGCCAGGAGCGCCCGACCAGGGCAGGCAGGCAGGGCCAGCGGGCACAGCGAATCTGCTGGCGCACGCAGGGCAAGATGCAGCACTGGCGCATGCAGCGGTTCCGCGGCACAAGCGAGGCGCACCTGTCCATCGCACGCCTCGAGGCGCAGATCGAGCCGCTGTTCACGAAGCCGAACAATGGTTGACGTCGTCGCTCAGACCCAGCGCCTGACACGCGAGCAGATCGCGCAGATCGTCGGCAAGAACCCCCGCGCCGTGAAGGTGCTGGAGAACTTGACCGCAGACGTGGGCGACACCCTGACGGTGGCCGTGAATGCGGCATCAGCGGCGGCGGCGGCGGCGCAGACGGCGGCCAATGCGGCACAGGCTGACGCCACGACGGCCCTGGCCAATGCAGCGACAGCGCTGGCCAACGCTGCGACGGCGCTGGCGCAGATAGCCGCGCACGTTGCGCTGACGGCCGCGCACGGCACGTCTGGCGCAGTGGTGGGCGACACGGACACGCAGACCCTGACGAACAAGACGCTCGGCTCGCCGGCCAAACTCACGGCGCAAACGGTGGGCACAGGAACGGCCACGCCGACGCTGTCGGGCAACAAGCCGGGGGCCAATACCGGCGTTTCGACCTGGCTGTCAGTGGATGTGAACGGCAGCACCTACTACCTGCCGCTCTGGACGTAGCGCAATGGCGCCGGCCGCGCCTACAATTCGGCCAACTCGACCGGGCACGCCTGGTCCGCTGAGTCAACGAGCCGCCAGCAGCTCACCGAAACCCCCAAGGGGAGACGAGTGATGCTGGATGTGATCGACAAGGCGGAAATTTCTGATCTGCGCCCCTCCAGCGAGGCGAGCCGACAGATCTGGAAGTTGCAAGCGGCTGCGCGTGAACTGCCGGCAATCGAGATCGAGACGAAGCACTTCTTTGCACCGGGCATGTACGCCCGCGCCGGGCGTCTTTCCAAGGGCTCCGTCATCGTCGGCAAGGTGCATCGCACGACGCACTTCTTCATCGTCACCAGCGGCCGTGTGGCCGTAAGCGACAAGACCGGCACTGTCGAACTGGAGGCCGGGGCGGTTGTTGTGTCGGCCCCAGGCACCAAGCGCGCCATCGTGGCGCTGACGGACGCCTCGTGCCTTAATGTGCACCGCACCGACCTGACCGATCTGGACGCCATTGAGGCAGAACTGGTCGAGCCTGACCCGACCGCGCTGTTTGATGCGCGCAACCTGCTGATCGGGGGTGCGTGATGTGGGTTGCAGTGGCCATTGCGGGCACCAACTTGATTGGCGGCCTGATCAACTCGGACTCGCAGCGCAGCGCCGCCAACACCGCAGCCGACGCGCAGACCGCCGCCAGCCAGGCCGGGATCGCAGAGCAGCGCAGGCAGTTCGACGCCATCCAGCAACTGCTCTCGCCCTACGTCAACGCGGGCACCGGGGCGCTGGGGCGCCAGCAGGATCTCATCGGCGTCAATGGTGACGCGGCGCAGAAAGCGGCCATTGACGCCCTGCAAGCCTCGCCCGCGTTCACCTCGGCGCAGCAACTCGGCGAACGCAGCATCCTGGCCAATGCATCGGCCACCGGCGGGCTGCGTGGCGGCAACACCCAGGCAGCGCTGGCGCAGTTCGCGCCGCAACTGCTGGCGCAGTCGATCAACGACCAGTACTCGCGCCTGGGAGGCCTGACCTCCATCGGCCAGAACGCGGCGGCCGGCGTCGGCAATGCCGGCATGTCCACCGGCAACAACGTGGCCAACCTGCTCGGGCAGATCGGCAGCGCGCAGGCTGGCGCGGCAATCGGGCAAGGCAGGGCGACGGCCGGGGCGGTCAACGGATTCACCGGTGCGCTGGGGCAGTTCTATGGCTTGGGCGGGTTCAGCCGCCTGGGCATGGTCTCCCCGAACGCGGCCGGAGGCGCCAACTCTGCGGGCTTCGGCTCGGGGGCTGGGTTCGGCAATCTTGACCTTGGGTTGAACTTCTGATGCCTGGACCCTACGACTACAGCATCGGGGCCATCCCCGACCCGTCCGCCTCCTTCATGCAGGGCGTGCAAGGCGCCGTCGGCCTGCAGAATTTGCAGTTGCAGCAGCAGCAGGCCGCCGCAGCGCTGGCGCAGCAACAGCAACAGGCCCAGGTGGTCGGCGCGCTGCTGCGCAACCCAAACCCAAGCGCCGACGACTACTCGCGGGCTACGCTGGCCGTGCCCGGGCTGCGTGAGCATTTCAAGCAGTCGTGGGAGATGCGCAACTCCGACCAGCAGCAATCGCTCCTGTCGGAGATCGGCCAGGTGCACGCCGCGCTGACCGCTGGCCAGCCGCAGTACGCCGCCGACATCCTGCGCAACCGGGCCGCAGCGCTGAAGAACAGCGGCGGGTCTCAGCAGGAGATCCAGGCGGCCCAGGACATGGCGTCCACCATCGACGCCAACCCCGACTTTGCTCGCACGCTCACCGGCATGAAGCTGGCCAGCATCCCGGGCGGCGATAAGGTGTTCGCCAACCTCAAGACGGCGCAGGACACCACCCAGGCTGCAGCCGAGGGCCCCGCCAAGGCGCGCACGGCCGAGGCCGAAGCCAGGATCAAAGAAGCCGAAGCGGCCGTGGCTCCGCAAACGCAGCAGCAGAAGCTGCAGACGGGCGTCTGGAACAACGCCAATGTGCAGAGCCAGATCGCCGAACGTGCTGCGCGCCTGGGCCTGGACAAAGACAAGCTCACGACCGAGACGCAACTCAAGCTCACCGAGCTCAACCAGAAGCTCGGCCAACTGCCGGACGACGCCCGCAAGATCGTGAACGAGTCGGCCGTGTCTGCCGTGTCGTCCGAGCAGCAGGTGCAGCAGTACCACACGCTGGCCAGCCAACTCGACGGCATCGGCTCGAGCTGGGGCGCTGGCAGTTCGGCGCACGAATGGCTCAAGCGCGCCACCGGCAGCGAGGACGCGGTCAGTGCGCTCAAGCGCGAATACACGCGCATGGCCTCGCAGGGCGTGATCAAGCTTCTGCCGCCCGGGCCGGCCAGCGACAAGGACATCGCCAACGCCAAGGAGGGCATCCCGAACGCCAACGCAGCGCCGGAGGTCATGGCCTCGTACCTGCGCGGCATGGCCAAGCTCAGTGCCTACGACGCGGTGCTGAACAACGCCAAGGCCGAATGGGCGGGCGCCGTGCAGCACTTGGGCAAGACCAAGGCCGACATCGAGATTGACGGCGTGAAGGTGCCCGCCGGGACGACCTTCAACGACTTCGCCCGGGGCTACATTGGCAAGAAGGCCGACGCGCTGAACGCGGCCGCCACGGTCGGCACGCGCAGCTACATGCGCTACGCCGCGCCCCCGGCTGCGCCTGCGGCATCTGGCGGCTCAACTGGCGGTCTGGTGAGCGGCGACTGACATGGCCTCGCCCAACAGCTACCGCGACCCGTTCTGGACCGACCTGGCGGCTTCGACCGAGCAGAAGCTCGGCCTGCCCGACGGCCTGCTCGTCTCGGTGCTGACCAAGGGCGAGCGCAGCAACGCCAGCCAGGTCTCGGAGGCCGGGGCCCGCACGCCGTTTCAGATCATCCCGGCCACGCGCAAGGCGGCCGTCGACAAGTACGGCATCGACCCGTACCTGAGCGCGCAGAACGCGGCCGAGGTGGCCGGCCGGCTGCTGCAGGACTCGCTCAAGCGCAACGGCGACGACCCGGCACTGGCGGTGGCCGAGTACCACGGCGGCACGGATCGCAGCAACTGGGGGCCGCGCACCAAGGCCTACGTCGCCCGCGTGCTGGACGGCACGCAGTCGTTCGGTGTGCCCGACCCGGCGCCGGTGGCGGCCGTGCCGCTGCAGCCGGATGTCTCGCAGCCGATGCCGGCCGGCCAAAGCACCTTCGACCGCTTGATGGCCAAGATGGGCAAGCCGGAAGAGTCGCAGATCGCCAACGTCTACAAGGCCTACCAGGGCGGCCAGATGACGCCGACCGATTCGGCGCAGTTCGAGGCCGACGTAAAGGCCGGCCGGCTGATGCTGCCGCGTGGTGCATCGCTTAAGACTGCCCAGCAGGCCACCGGGCCGATGACGCTGCCGCCCGGGGTGGTGGACGCCTACAACCAGGGCAAGATGTCGCAGCCCGAGCGGACTCAACTTGACGCCGACTTGCGCGCTGGCCTAGTGCAGTTCCCGCAGACCGCGGCGATCCCAGGGGCCGAGGGTGAGCCGCTGCGCCAAGCCAAAGCGGCCGCGGTGCCCGGGCCCACCCTGACCGATCGGGCCATCGGCGCAGGCGAGGCGGCGCTGACCGGCGTCACCGGCGCAGTGGGCGGCACGTTTGGCATGGTCGATGGCACCGTGCGCGGGCTGGCCACGGCGGTCCTCAACGGCACCTTCGGTACGCAGGACGCAGCCAACATGGTCGAGCAGGCGGCATCGCAGGGGGCGCAGGCGCTGACCTATGCGCCGCGCACGCAATCCGGCCAAGACCAGACCGCCGCCGTCGGCCAGGTGCTGCAACAGATGCTTCCGGCGGTGCCACTCACAGGCGAGGTCGGCGCGTTGGCGCGCGGCATGGAAGTGGCCCGCAAGTCGTCTGCGCCAATGATCGGCTCGGCAGTGAGCCGAGTGCTTGGGCGGGCCGAAACCGGCATGCCTCAGACCGAGGCAGGCGCAATCGCGCAAGGAGAAGCCGCACAAGCTGCAGCGGCGCCAGCGGGCGCTCCTGCAGCGCCAGTTGCCTCTCCCGTCGCCCCTGTCGCCCCTGCGGCGCCAGTTGCCCCGGTCGCTGCCGCTGCGCCGATGGCTTCAGCGGTGCCGCTCGAGCAGCTTGCTGGCGTTGCCAAAAAAGCCGCAGGAGGGTCTGAAGCCGCGGCGGCTGATCTTGCGTCTGCTGCCGCGCCGAATGCTGCAACCGTTGCGGCGGCCAAGCGCTTGGGCATCCTTGACTACCTGCAGCCCGACCATGTGACGACCAGCCAGACGTACCGCGAGCTGGCGCAGGCCGTGAAATCCATCCCAGGGTCAGAAACCCGCGCTGCGGAACTGCAAGGCCTTGAGCGAGTCGGCGCCCGGGCGGCAAAGATCATCGACGACCTGGGTGGTTCGGATGTCAGCGCCGTCTCGGAAAACGTTCAGCAGGCGCAACTGGGCCGGATCTCTGACCTGTCCAAGATGGAGCGCCGGCTGTATGACCAGGTGCGCGACAAGTTGCCGGCCCGCACGCCTGCGCCTGCGGATGGAGCGCTGGGGTTCCTTCGCCAACGCGCCGAGGAGCTTGGCGGCGCGCAGAACCTGTCCCCGATGGAAAAGACCATCGCCACTCGGCTGACGCCAGGAGAAGGCGGCATTCAGCCGACGTACACCCTGCTTGATGATGTGCGTCGGGATGTCGGCGCTGTCACGGCTCGTGGCGGCCCATTTGCAGACGCGGACGTCGGCCTGGCCAAGAAGTATTACGGCCTGCTGGCCAAGGACCAACTGCGGGCCGCTGACGCGGCTGGGCAGAAGTGGCCGTACCTCGCGGCCCAGTACGCGACCAAGCTGCGCAAGGGCGTCGAAGACGACATGACGGCGCTTTTTGGCCGCGAACTGGACAAGAGCATTGCAACGCCCGTTGCATCAGCGGTCACGGCGGCCGCAAAGGGCGATGCAGCGAAGTTGGCCAAGGTGCTGCAGGCCGTGCCTGAAGACATGCGCCGCGACGTAGTTGCAGCCGGCCTGCAAGCGGCATTCCGCACTCAAGGCACGCCGGGGCCGATCAGCTTTTCCCACTACGCCAAGTGGTACGGAGGCCTGCTATCAAACAAGCAGGCCTATGCAACTGTGATGACCAATCTGGAGCCTGCCGCCCGCAAGCAGTTAAGCGACCTGTATCGGGTCAGCCGGGGGATCGCAGAAGCCTCGCGTGAGCGGATCACAACGGGCAGAATCCAGGCTGCAACCGAGCTATTCCGTGCACCTGATTCGCTGGCTGGCCGTCTCTATGATGCTGCGCATCGCGGCGCCGTTGGTGCGGCTGTGGGCACTACTGTGGGCTATCTGGCTGGGCCTGGCATTGGTGGTGCCATCGCGTCGGCGCTCACCAAAGGGCCCAAGCCAGCAGCGATCAGAGCCGTAGACGCGCTCATCGCCTCGCCTGAGTTTGACAGGCTGGCACGCGCCGCAAATCCGGCGCAACAGCAATCGGCCGTCAAGAAGGTTGCCGCCTCGGCCAACTTCGCCAGGTTCATGCGCCAGATCGGCGCAGCCACCTCCAGCGTGTTCGATCGGGAAGCGTGGATCTATGACGCGATGACGCCGGTTTCGCAGGGGGCAGCAGAAGAAGCATCGCGCCAGGAATCGCGGCGCACAACTCACTGAGGCCCCTCATGTTCGCCATCACGTCCATCTACCCGCAGTTCTTCGACACCGACGGCACGCCCCTGGAGGCCGGGGCGCTCTACTTCGGCACGGCCAACGGCAACCCGGAGACCAGCCCGACGACGGTCTACTGGGACTCTGCCGGCACGCAGCCCTGCGCGCAGCCGCTGACGACCTCCGGCGGCTACATCATGCGCTCGGGCACGCGGGCGCGGGTCTATGCGTCCGGCGACTACGCCCTGAGCGTGCGCAACAAGGCCGGCACGCTGGTGGTCTACACCGCCACTTCGGCGGAACTCACCGTTGCCCTGACCGGGACAACGGCCGGGACTGGCGCCGACATGGTCGGGTTTTCGTCTGGCACCACTTACGCTGCCGGGACGGTGGGCGAAGCGCTGAAGACGGCAATTCTGACGTCTGGCGGGACGATCAGTGGCAACCTGGTGGTCACCGGAACGCTAAACGTCAGCGGCGCGACAACGTTGGCCGGATTGACGGCCGGGTCTACCGTGGTCAGTTCCCTGACTTCAAGCGGCCAGGTGATCGTTTCAACCGCCGGTTCGCCCTACTACCAAAGCGCGGATCTGTTTGGCGGCGGCCACACCTATGCGTTTGGCTCTGGCGGCTCCAACTTCACCTCGGGCACGTTCGGCATTGTCGACTCGACAGCCGCGGCAACCCGCTGGACCATTGACTCATCCGGCCACATGGCGCCAGGCGCCGACAACACGCAGAACTGCGGCACGGCGGCCAAGCGGTGGGCGGTGGTCTACGCCGGCACAGGCGCGATCAATACCTCCGACGCTCGGGTCAAGACACCCGTGCAGCCGCTGACGAACGCCGAGGTTTGCGCGGCGATGGCGCTTTCCCGCGAGATCGGCACCTTCAGGTTCCTCGATGCCGTGGCCGTCAAGGGCGACCGGGCCCGTTTGCACATCGGCATGACCGTGCAGCGCGCTGTCGAGATCATGACAGCGCATGGCCTGGACGCTCAGCAGTACGGGTTCATCTGCTATGACCAATGGGACGCCGACACGGTGCAGACCGGACCGGACACGTTCGAGACGCACGGCGCGCCGGGTGATCGCTGGGGCTTCCGCGTGGATGAACTGCTGCTGTTCATCGCCCGCGGGTTCGATGCTCGGCTGTACGCATTGGAGACCAAGGCATGAACCTCCTGACCCTGCGCACCGACAAGTACCTGCACGTCATCGCCAGCGTGCTGATCTTCGCCGTCGTCCACTACCTGACCCACCACGCACAACTTGCCGCGGGCGTGGCTGTCCTGGCGCATGTGGTCAAGAAGGGCTGGGACATCGGCAAGGGCCTGCGCGACATGGACGACATCCTGGGCGACATCGCTGCCGGTGTCGTTGGCGCGCTGCTGGCATGGGGGTGCGCGCTGTGAGGGCCTTTGCCGCCTGGCTGCGCAAGCTTGCCGACAAGATCGACCCGCCAAAGCCGACGCCGGACGTCGGCGGTGGCGGCGGGCCGCCGGAGCCGGTGTGAGCCTCGCGCCGCTCCTGCTGGCCGTGGGCGCCTCGCGGCACTACCTGTGGGCGCAGTTCCCACCGGCGATGCAGGGCGGCGTGTCCAAGGCCCTGGGCGCGGCGGCAACGCTGATCCTGCTCGGGTGCGTCTACCGGGCGCAGCCGTCCAAGCCGATGGCCTGGGTGCTGCTCTGGTGGGCCTGGGAAGAGGCGCAGACGCTGCTGTGCGGCGCTGCGTGGGCGGCAGGCCCGTGGCCGGTGGCGCCAGGGCAGGGCATCTGCTCGGGGCGGCTGGACTTCGACCTGGGGGCCATTGGGATTCTGATCGTCGCGGCTATAGCCATGCGGCTGACACCTGTCAAGATGTAATTGCGTACAGTATCAACAGCAAAGGCTAACTCGTAACATGAGCGAACCCGACGACAAGCCGGCCACGACGGTCGCAGAACTGGATCTGCACTTCCGCTACCAGAGGCGCGACATGGCCGCGCTGATGGAGCGGCTCGATGCGATCACCCGCAACATGGCGACGAAGGCAGACATCGAGACGCTGACGACGCAGATGCGCGAGTTCGTGCGCAGGGGTGAATTCGAGGACTTGAAGAAGCTCGTCACTGACGGCAACGCCTCCACCACCTTCTGGCGGCTGGTCGAGGCGGTGACCAAGATCGGCGCGGCCGTGGCGGTGATCGCCACCATCGGCGGGCTGGTGGTGGCGCTGGTCCACTTCGCCGACAAGGTGCCGAAGTGAGCGACATCCTGCGGCAGTTGCTCACGGGCCAGGACAACCAGACGCACGACGTGATGCGCTGGATCGGCCTCGGCGGCGCGCTGACGGCGCTCGGGCTGCAGATCTACGTCGTGGCCGTCAAGGGCCAGCCTTTCGACCTGCAAGCGTTCGGCATCGGATTCGGCGCGCTGTGCGCTTCGGTCGGCGCGGCGCTGCGGCTGAAGGAAACGACGGAGCCGCGGCCATGATCAGCATCGCGGACTACTTCGGCGACCGGCGCACAACGCACAGCACAGAGTGCAGCCCGGACATCGAGCGCAACGCAGCCAGGACGGTCGGCATCGTCAATGAACTGCTGACCCAGGCGGCGCGGTTCGGCGTCAAGGTGCCGGTCAACGAGACGTGCGGCTGCTTCCAGGGCACGCAGTTGAACAGCGGCTGGCGGCCGCCGTCCGTCAACGCTTGCACGGGCGGGGCCAGCCCAACCAGCCTGCACATGACCGGCGAGGCCGTGGACCTGCACGATCCGACCGGCGAGCTTGACGCATGGCTGATGACGCCGGAGGGGCAGTACATGCTGCAGGACCTGGGCTTGTGGATGGAGCATCCTGATCGCACGCCCGGATGGACGCACGTTCAGGTCAAGCCGCCGCGCTCAGGCAAGCGCGTTTTTCTGCCGTGAACCCGTTGGCGCTTCTGCCCCTGCGCGACTGGGGCTACATCGCCGCAGCGGTGGCCGTGGCTGGCGCTGGCGCGGTGTTCGTCTCGCACGAACGCGAGATCGGCGCGCACAAGGCAGAGGCCGCGCTCCAGCACGAACGCGCAGAGATTGCCGCAGTGGCCGCCAGCGCAGCCCAGGCCGCGGCCGTCGAATCGCAACGGCGGGAGACCGCCATCCAGGGGATCGCACATGACGCGCAACAGACCGCCATTCGTGTCGCTGCCGACGCTGCTGCTGGCGCTGCTGATCGGCGCGCTCTCAGCGTGCAGCTCGACGCCTACGTTCGTGCCAACACCCGCGCCGCTGATCCCGCCGCTGCCGCAGGAAGCGCGCCAGCCCGCGACCCCCTCGTTGTGCTTGCCGACCTGTTCAGCCGCGCTGACGCAAGAGCAGCAGAACTGGCGCGGATTGCTGACGAGCGGGGTGCTGCCGGGGTTGCCTGCGTCAGGGCCTACGACGCGCTGACAGGTACGAAATCCGGCCCGGAATAAACACGTCGGCGGGATGTGTCGATTGGGTCACCGCATCAGCCTGCAACGTGTTCCGCAGCATCTGCTAAGGTGTTGATTCATATGGCGGCGACTGCTGCTGTTTTGTCTGCCGCAGCCGCCAGAAAACAACCGCCGAAAGCGTCCTAAGTGCTTGATTTCCTGAGGAAAAAGCGCCCGGTCATTCGCGTTTTGATGGTCTGCATGGGCACTAGCCGTTTCCCCTGGGATGTGCGGCTTTTGTTCCGATGACGTTCCGATCAGTCATCCATAGATCACAAAGTACACCCGGCATGCATCAACCGTTTCGCGGTGAGGTACGCCGTGCTGGCGGCTTCAATGGTGTCGAAGTAGCCAAGCGCCATCTTCTTGCCTCTGACTTGAATTTGAGCCTTGTACTTTGAGCTTCTGGCGTACCAAGACACGCCCAGCACGCCGGTCTTGTTGTCAGACCGGGCGCGCCTCTGGTTCTCCATGTTGGTCATCCGATCAAGTGCGCGCAGGTTCGATAGACGGTTGTCCGTCCTGACGCCGTTGATGTGGTCGATGTCGCCAACAGGGTAGTGGCCGTGATGCATTGCCCACCCCAAGCGATGGGCGCATCGCGATTTGCCTTTGACCGAGATCTTGATGTACCCGTTGCTATCGATTGACCCGGCAATGCTGCCGGCGAGAGCCAACTGATTTCGGGTGACTTTCCATCGGACTAAGCCAGTGTCTGGCTCATAGGAAAGAAATTCGCGCAGTGTTTCAACGCTAACATCGTCAATAGCCATGATGCACCTCAGATGCGGAGTGGTCAGAGGCTCGTCAGTGTTACCAGCACTTGACGAGCCTCGCTATTTTGGCTTACCAACTCGGACTTGGATAGGGGCAATGCCTCTCAAGTCGGAGTAGAGATCAGACATTTTTTCGGTCTTGTGCCCAAGAAGAGCCCGCGTGTCCACATCCCCCTGAGCGTCGTACAGACGCTTGGAAAGAGACCTGATTTCATGCAGGGTAGGCGCCGCCTCGTCAGCAATGCCCGCCAGCACCCGCGCCTCAGTGAACGCCCTGCTGATCCGATCCGGGTGCACCTTCGACCCTGCCGGCGCATTGCCCCACGGATCGACGTGATGCAGCAGCAGCGGCGACACGACGCGAAACCGGCGCGCCACCAGTTCCTCAAGCGACCAACCAAGCGCATCCAACCGCAGAGCCAGCGGAATCGCTATGCGCGCCCCGGTCTTGCCTCGGGTGAGGGTAAGGTAGCCATCGGCCACGTCGGCGCGCTGTAGGCCCGCTATCGTCGAGCGGTCTGCGCCTGTGACCAGGGCCAGCGCCATCGCGTGCTGGAGCCATTCTGCGACCTCTGGCGCCTTGGCGTAGATCAGCAAGAACGTCTCCAGCGTCAGCCTGCCTCGCTGAACCGTGACCTTCGGCCGTCCGGTGATGCTGGCTGGGTCGTGATCCATCCAGCCCAACTCCTGGCCGCGCCGACAGATGGCGATCAGGCGCGAACGGATGGCCTCGGCCGACCTGGCCTTGCCCTCGCCGACGATGCGCTCTATCAAGCCGGCGCAATCCGCGACGGTCAGGGCGCCGCACTGAATCGAGCCGATGGCAGCGGTGATGATCTTGTCCTGGCTGCGCACGGTCTTCGCGGTGTTCGGCACGCTGCTGGTTGGCATCTTCGCAATCAACGCGGCCACAGTGTTGTCGGTGCCGGTCAGCTTGTCCATGAGCGACGGCCGCTGCGACTGGACGTACTGATTCGCCAGCAGGGCCTCATTGCGGGCGACGGCCAAGGACACGCGGCCGATGATGAGCAGGCGGCCGTCTGGGTGCGACCAGGCGTAGTAGCCGGGGCGCGGTTCGCGGAGGCCTCGGGGCCATCCGATGCGCTGCCGGGAGCGGCGGGCAGAGTTCACTGCTCAGGCTCCTGAAACGCCAATTGATCAATGCCGTTTCCGCACCCATTGTCCAAGGCGCACGCCACTTCAACAGCTTCTGAAGCGGACTTCCCTAGGTGCATAGCGGCCAACGCAAAATCTCGCCCGCTTCCAATGGCGAAGTGCTGCGGGGGAAATTTGATCGGGTGGGGCGTGCGTTCAAACTTCCAGATTTCTCCATTGGCCCAAACGATCATCAGCCCGGCGTACTCATCGCGATCACGCTGCGATGGGGGAAACTTGTCAGGATTGCGCCCATCTTTGAACCACGCCAAGACCTCCTCGCCCGCATCGGCGTTTCCCGCGTAGGCTGCGAACGCATCGCCCAGGTCGAATATCTTCGTTGTCGTTCGGTACAACGATCCCAAACACGCCCGCTTGTCAGCGGCCAACGTCTTGCCATCCCATGCGATGACGCTCATTGATGCACCCCCAACTGCGCCAGCAGCCCGCCATTGACCGGCACGTTGCCCGTGATCCTGCGCGCTGTCTCCAGAATCATCCACCGCTTGCCGACACGCTCGGGGGCGGGGTGAATCTCGCCACGGCGGCACCATTGGCGCAGCACGAACGCACTCGGCGGCGGGTCGTATCGCAGCGCTGCCCAAGACTCCAAAGGGATCATCTTTGCCATCAGAACATCTCCAGCGTGTTCGCCCGCTGCCGGCGCGTGGCCGCCGAACTCTGCGCGTGGTGCTTGGCGTCGTATACCAGATGGCAGCGCTGGCACCAGTGGCGCAGGTTCGCCAGATCGCAGTTCTCCGGCACATGGTCAAGATGCGCTGTCGTCAGCACGACGCGGCTTCCGGTCTCCGGGTGCGGCTCACCGTTCACTGCGCGGCAGTCAGGCCACATTGGCGAGCCCTCGCAGCGATTGCCGGAGCGTTCGCGGATGGCGGCAACGATGGCCTTCCAGTTGCCGGGATAGCGGGCGCGGTTCTCGGGCTTGATGGGCATCACGGCTCCTTCATCGCGGCGTCGATTGCGGCGTCAAGGTTTGGCCCCTTCAGCGAGAGGTTGCGCCGATACACCCACGCATGGTTGCCGTCGATGTTCAGCCCCATCGGGCTGAAATCTTGGCGAAGGAAGTCGTATCGCATCGCATCCTGCCGCAGCCGATCCCGCTCCACCAGCGCACAGGCGTGGCAGTCGCAGTCGGGCAGCGGGGGGTGGGGGTCGGGGGGCATGCTGTGTCTCAGGTGTTAGGGGATCAGGGGTGCGCCATCCGGGGTGTTATGGGCGCAGGGGTGCGCCCTACAACACGTTAGGCATCACCAAATGCGAGCCCACTGCCACGCCCGTTGCAGCGCGGCTACCAACGGCGCCAATCCAACCGCCGCCGCCCATTTCGGTATGGTCGCATCCACTTCGTACACCTCAAGTCCGGCCGCGCGCCACTCGGCAATGTGGGTTGGGTCTGCGCGTACCTCAAACCCCCACCAATTGCCGTTGTTGTCGCGCACCATCATCAGCAGTGGGCGCTTCACGAGAACATGCCCCGCTCAATCGGCAATCCTTCTTCCACCATGCGGGCAGCTTCGCGGAGCGCCCATGCAATGCTGGCGCGGTCGCTCTCGCTGCTGCCGGCGTCTTCCACCTGCACATGCAGGTCGCCATCATCGTCGTGCTGTATCTGTACGGTGTAGGTGCTCATGTTGTCCTCGTTGCAGGCGCTGCCTAACAGGTCGCTCAAACGGACGGGCCTACGGCCCGCCGTTTAGCTTTGCGTTAGGCCCTGGAATCCGCTCGCCAAGTGCGCGCAGTTCGCCCCACATCGGATCTTCTGCGGGAAGGCCCTTGCTCAGTTCGCCGCAGGCAATGGCGTAGTCCATCACAAGCGCCCGCCACCGCTCGATCTCGTCGGCAGCCTCGTGCTCAATGCACCGGTTTTCGTAGGGCCTTACTTCATGGGTGCGGTGCGTCTCCGCATGTTCTTGCAGCCATGTTCTGGCTTTGCGCTCCGTGTGAAACTCCTTACGCTCGCTGAACCAGATGACTATGCCGTCGGTCTTCGTGTTGACCACGGCCCATCCGTGCTCCGGCACAACGTCGCGCAGCCTGCTCACAATGTCACGCTCCGGCGCCAGGCCTAACCTCTCGTTCGAGCCGACCTCGGCCGGCAGCTTGGTGTTCATGCGGTCTTCCTTTCTGGCCTCGGCGGGCTCAACTCAGACGTTAGGCCCCAATTCCATGCGCGCGCTCCAGCAGGCGCGCGAAAATCTCGTGCACGTCTGCGTGGTCGCCTTTGGCCTGGTTCCACTGCTCGTGCGCCTCGTCCCACAGTTCCTCGATCTCCAGCGGGTCACGCGGCGTCTTCTCCGCCGCGTGCAGCGCTGCGTGCATGGCGCGCAGTTGCACGGTGGCGTGCGCGTGCCAGTTCGCACCTCGCTGCGCCACCGGCACCCACGAAAGCTCCAGCGCCACATCTCGGTCTGCCGGCGCTGCGCGTTCGGCCGCAAGCTGTTCCACGGCCCGCGCGAACGTCAGCCACCACGGGCTGTCGTTGTTGCCGTCTTGCAGGCTGTGCTTGTTCATCAGTTGCGCAATGTCGTGGTCAGTCAGCATGGTCAATCGTCTCGCTTCGGCCACAGGGGCCTAACAGGTCAGTCAACCGGACGCGCGACAGGCCGCCGCGCTCCGGGTCATTGGTCACGCGCGCCGGTTACCTCCGGCGTTATGGCTCATGTCACTCCTTCGGCTCGGCCCGGTACAGTGCATTCTTCAATGCGCGCAGCAGTTCATAAACACGCAGGTCGTTGTTGTCTGCCGCTGCCAGTGCCATCCCGATCACGCCGTCTGCCCAGCGCTTCTGCTCTGCGGCCACGGCTGCGTCGAGGGCGGCGCTGTCGTAGAGCATGTGCGTGCCTCGCAGGTACTGCTGTGCAAGCACATAGTCTGGTGCGGGCACATGCCAGCGCAGCACGCCGCCCACGATTTCAGCGATGGGCTTCGGGTCAGTCACGGCATCGCCCTCCCAATCTCAGCAGCGGCGCGGACGATTGCGCGGCGGGTCAGTGTTGCGTTGTCGGCCAGTTCATCCAGCCAGACATGGTGCTGTTGGTATGGCTTGCCAGCAGAGGGGCGGCTGCAGTCGATGACCAGCCCTAGACTCACCGCCAGCCTCAGCGCATCCCCGTCGTTGTGCAACGGGTTCCACAGCACGCCAACGGCTTTGCTGTCCAAGAACGTAAGCCCGCTCACATCGTCAAACTCCACGCCATGCCCGTCAGCCTTCGCCGCCCACTCCAGCAGTCGCCGGTCGTCAGTCATTGCCGCCCCCGATCTTCTCGTTCATCGCCGTCTCCAGCGACTCGGCCTCGTCGGCCAGTTCGATCATCTTCTGCGCCGTCTCGCGCAACGCCTTGTGCCCGCACAGCACGCGCATGTCAGTCACCGTGCGGCTGCTCTTGAGCCCGTCCACACCGTAGTCGTAGGTCGGCTCGGTGCAGATCAGGATCAATTCGATGCGAGCCTTGACCTTCGGCGGCGCATCCATGTCCGGCGCCAGGATCAGATTGCTGGCGTGGCCGAGAAGCTCTTTCATGATTGGCCACCGATCCCGTGGGCGCGCTCGACGGCGCGGGCGCCAAGTTCAAACGCTCGCCAGTGGTGGCGTGCGCCAATGGCCTCCACTGCAAAGTCGCGGTTGTTCTCGGCCAACTCAAGCAAGCCGATGTCGTTTGGGTAGAGCTTGGCAAACTCTGCCCGCAGTTGGTCATGCGTCAGCGGCACCGGCTGCGCGGCAGGCACGCTCAGGCGCTCGACCTCTGCGCGACGGTTCCAGGCATCGACACAATCTGCGTCGGGCAGCGTGTCCCTGTTGCCGCAGCACGCACCACAAGTGGGGCACATCACGAAGCTGCATTCGTCATCGTCGGCGATGCGAGTCAGCGTGGCGGCGTTGCCGCAGAACGGGCACGGCTTCAGGTCGGCGCTCATGCCCGCACCCCCGCCAACGTCGCGCCCAGCGGCAGCTTGCCAAAGCCCAGCGGCGGCTCATCCGGCTGCATCTGCCACCGCGCCGTCGGCCGTGGCGTCGTGTCCAGGGTGTAGACGGCGCGGCTGTAGTCCACCTCGCCCGCCGGATCGCGCCAGGCCAGATCGACGGTCACAGGCGGCGGCACTGCGCGGCGCTGGTCCGATCCGGCCAGCAGCGGCGGGGCTTTGCTCGGCTGGCGGCTGCGGTTCTTCAGCGGCTTGCCGATGGCGGTCAGTCGCTGCGGCATCACGGTCTGAGCGTTCTGGCCGGTCGGCGCGGCCAGCATCCAGGCATCACGGGCCTCGGTGCTGGTGAACCAGCGCAGCCGCTCGCCGGCACGCTTGCCTCGGTACAGCCTGCCGCCGTTCACCATCGTCAGCGTTTCCGATGCGACGTGATAGGCGGAGACGTTGCAGGCGGCTTGAAGCTCGGCGCTGTTGACGCCGTGCGGCCGGCTGGCCAGGGCGATGATCTGGTCTCTGATGGTCATGATGGGAAATGCCCCTCCGGCACATCGGCCCACGACACCACGGCGCCGTCAATCGGCATGCCGTCGACCTGGCGCCAGTCGCCGTCGTCGAGGTAGCCGAGCCACACCGGCTCGCTGCCGCCGTGGATGCTGATCAGCACCGTCGTGTCGTCGCTCGGCGGGGCGGTGGCGGCGTTGCGCCAGACAATCGTCTCGGTTGTCATGCGGTCACCCCCGAGAACGTCATGCGGCGGTAGCAGGCGCGGGTGATCTCGACGTCGTGGCGGCAATACTCGGCCACCTCCTTGATGCGGCCGGCCTGCACCATTGGCCACACATCCGCGCCAGTCGGGCCGCCGGTCTTGCCGCCCACACCCAGCACCCGGCAGAGCTTGTCCAGGCTGATGCGCTCCTTGACGCCGGCCCACTGCGTCATCGTGTCGTAGACCGTCTCGCCCCAGGGCTTCGGGTCACGCGGCCACCACACCGGTGGCTTGATGCCGTGCACCACGCTGCGCTTCCACACAAATGGCAGATCGAATGCCACGATGTTGTGCCCGACCAGCGGCGGGCGGCGGCCAGCGTTGTCGTGATGGAAGCGCATGGCCGCAAAGAACTCCCGCAGCACCTCCGCTTCGTTCTCGGGCGACAGGTTGGCCGTGTGCAGGCTTTCCGGCTTGTTGTCGTCAATGGCCCAGCCGATGCACACGATCTGGCCCATGCCGCCGTCGAATGACGTCTTCAGCCAAGCGGCCTCGCCTTCGGCCTGGCGGTTCTCTTCGAGCCACTTCTGGATGGACTCGGGCTTCGAGTACGACGCCGGGGCCTTGACCGCGGCGGCATACTCATCACGGATGCCGGCCCATTGGCACGGCACCGTTTCGATGTCGATGACGATCATGGCGGCCGATCAGTACGGGATGTCCGAATCCATGTCGTCAAACGCCGTCCCGCCGCGCTTCATCTGCGCATGCGTCGGCTGCGCCTGACGCGGCACCGGGACGCCGGCCGGCTCGTAGCCGGTCACCTCGGCGCGGGCCTCGTAGCCGTTGTCGGCGGGCTTGACCTTGGTGCGGATGCGCAAGACCTTCTGGAACAGGTCGGTTTCGTCGGGCTGGTCCAGGTCCAGCACCAGGCACAGGTTCGACAGTTCGCGCAGGCCGATTTCCTGAGCCTGGGCGTTGTCGTGCTTGATGTTGAGGTTCTGCCAGACCTTGCGGCGGGCGTGCGGCGCCGGGTCGATGACGGTGAATTCGAGCGACAGGCCGGTGCCGCGGCCCGACTTCAGGGCGCGGACCTCGGCGTTGGTGATCTCGACGGTGTAGATGCCGGCGGGCAACGGGGTGTTGTCGCGCTCGGCGGGGGCGCTGGTCGAGGTGTAGGTGCTGGCCTTGAAGCCCTTGGGGAGAACGCTGGCGAGAGACATGGTTGGTGACTTTCAGTGGTTGGTTTGCTGCTTCATGCGGCTGCAGCGGCGCCGTGGAACTCGTCGGCCTTCGCGGCCTCGGCCTTCAGCCTGGCCGACTCGGCCAGCCAGATCGGGGGGAACTCAGGCGTGCCCTTCAAGTCCTCGTAGGCGCGGCGCAGTTCAGCGCTGCCGACCTTCGCGGCCTCGTTCAGAAACGTGAGCGTCATCTCGGCGGGGCTGATCTCGCGCTGGGCCGGCATGGGCTCTGCGCCGGACTCCAGCCAGCGCAGCAGCTGCGCGCCGGTCTCGGGCGTGATCGCCTTCGGGTCTTGATCCACGAACAGGCCCGTGCGGTCCTTGCTGGCCACCGCCCAGTGCCCGTTGTGCACGATGTCCAGCACCACCGACATCTCGTACTCGAACCCGTCGCGCTGCTCGGCCTTCATGCCGAGCTTGACCACCGTCTTGCGGCCGTTCACCTCGGCCTGGGTCGTCTCGGTCTTGCTGCGCATCGTCGCGATGACGTGGCAGGGGCTGCGCAGGATGGCGTCGAGGAAGGCGCGATGCCGGGGCGTCGTCTCGTTCCAGGCCGACCAGGTGTTGCCGCGGAACCGGCTCTGCGCCAGTTGCTCGTTGATCTCCAGACAGCCGCCAGAGCCGCTCCACTCATGCGTGATGCTGTCGAGAATCACCACTTTGTAGCCAGCGGCAGCGGCGGCTTCCATCGCTTCGATGAAACGCTCGGGAGAGTAGGGCGGCTGGAGTTCGAGGACATCGAAGTCCAGCAGGTGCGCGTACATGCTGGCGCTGCCGGTTTCGGTGTCGATGACGGCCACCTTGCCGCCCAAGCCCTTGGCGATGAGAAGGGCGCCGTAGGTCTTGCCGCTGCCGCTCGGGCCGGTCAGGCCGAGACGGAGCTTGCTCTTGCGTCGAACTGCTTTCTGGAACATGGTTCGCTTTCGTTGGTTGGTTGGTCAGTCGCGGAAAGTGCCCGCCGCGTCGGTTTCGTAGCCGTCCTCGGGGAGGCTGGAATCGGGGTCGGTGAAGTCGTCGGGGCTCACAGGAAATGCCTCCAGGCCGCATGCCCAAGGGCCAGCACAAACGCGCCGCTCAGTGCGTACACGACCACCAGCAGCACGCGCTCGAGGTCGTCCATCTCGTCCCGCTTGTCGTCGTCCGCACCGACATCCGTCGCTGCGTCTGCCGCAATGGGCTGGCGGGTGGGATAGCGGCCCTGCTGATCCAGGCCGATGGGCTGCAGCTTCTCGGCAACCTGCTTGTCAAGGTCGGCCTCGGTCAGGCCCAGGCGGGCCTCGGGGTCGCGGGTGAATCCTGCGTACATGTCGGGCTCCTCAGAATCCAGCGGCAGCGAGAGCCGCCAACATGATCCCGACGGCGATGGCCGCCAGGGCGTCAATCCAGGCTTCCTTGCTCACTTGGATGCCTCCTCGGGGAGATCGTCTGAAAACTCGGAGCGCAGGAACTCGCGCCGCTCCTGCTCACCCATGTGGCGCCCCAGAAGCTCAATCACCAGCGCCTTGCA